AGCTTCTGCGCTTCAGCAAGAATTCTAAAGCACATTGTTGTCTTACCAACAGAAGGTGTGCCCCAGAATAAATGCGTTGCACCAGTATTCAACCCACCACCAAGTGCTCTATTCAATCCAATGCTTGGTGTCGGTATCACTTCGTGTACCGGCATTAAATCGCCTTTTCTTTTATCTACTAATAACATTATTTTACACTCCCTCTGAATATCCAACGGTTTACTGTTCTTAACTGAGTATCAGTAATATTATGATACCCTAGATCCTGCATCATCCCCCTAACTGCCGGCGGATTAAATCCCCAGTAATTTGTAGCATCTTTATTCAATTCATCCCCGACATAATATCTTGCCGCAGGGTGTTTAAAATCTAACATATCAACATGAGTTTCTATGTAAACTGTACCACTACATAAAGATTTTGCTATCTCAAGATATTGCATTGGATTTTTTGCATGATATATAACACCAAGCATTAATACAACATCAAATTTTCCTATATTTATAGATTGAAGATCTTCAACGCTTGCAACAAGTTTTTCAACCTTAGAACTAAGTTGTTTGCGAGCAAGCTCAAAACCTGCATCACCAGTGCCATAAACACCCCCACCCATCTCCCATTTCTCTTCCCAAACAAATTTATCTGACGCTACGATTCTTTGCGCATTTCTTTTCTCACAGGCAAATGAATAAAATCCATCCCAGGCTCCAATGTCAAAAACAGTCATACCTGTCATATCTTTCGGCAAGCCTAGGTTGTCAAAAGTATCCTGTGATTCCTTGTTTAGTCCCGGTGTAACAGTGCCATTGATATCAATACAATGCCACCAGTTAATACTGTTTATTTTTTCCAAAAGACTATCAGACATATTCCTCCTGTTTGATGTTTTTTCTTTTAATATAATCTTCTATGGTAATCAGTTTATCAGCAGAATCGAGCTTGAAAGAGTCAAGTCGATTAAGTGTTTCCTTATCTTCGACTCTTGATAGTCGTGCTACATACCACTCACCTTCCTTTAACAAACTTTTTACTTTTTTATACACTGCTGCAAAGATAACAACTTTGAAGAATTGTTTGCCATCCCAACAATATACGCTTGCCATTTCTTTTCCTGATGATGTTATGAAGTTTCTAATGTTAAACACATACATCATTGTTTTTGGATCGTTGATAAACCCAATATCATGTTTATACACCCAGGCATATTTGTGATCTAGCCCTTGTTTCTTCATCATCATTACATTAAACAATTTAGAATCTTGTGCTTGATACACGTCACAATATGCGTGCAATGTTCTGTCGCCAATTAGAGCATAAACATAATCCCTCTGTGCCAATTCTGTATTTCTTTCACCAAAAACAGTGCAGGAGCCGGAATGGTCTTCAAATTCAACACGCAAATAATTCTGAGCTTTCTTTGTAGACCTCACTACAGCTTTAATCAAGGTAAGGCTTGACATTGTTTCATGAAAATCCGCAGCATTTTCAACAAATTCATCAATCTCTGTCTTAAATTCACTTGACTTGATTGGAAATCCAAGCACAGGTAGGTAATATCTTTGATGATCAAACTGCGATACGTGACCCATTGAATCAAATGCGCCAACTTTATCAAAATTCTCTCGCAACGGAGCCTTCACCGCAGATTTAGAACACTTATTATTAAACTCTTCAAAGGAATTAAAAGGTCTTTTGTCAAAAATCTCTTTAATTGCGCTCACACCACAGCCAGTTACATTAGTAAGACCGAACCTAATGCCTTCATCTTCACCCGGCAGTGACATTGAGAAGAATTCTTGTGACTTATTGATGTCTGGAGGATAAATTTTAAGTCCCAAGCGTTGCGCTTCCATCAAGTATGCAGTAATTTTGTCAGTTGCTGACTCATTGTACAAAAGAGCCCATACAAATTCGAGCGGATAATTGACTTTTAACCACATTGTCTGATACGACATCAAAGAATAGGCAACAGCATGGGATTTATTAAACATATACAACGCCGACATCTCAAACTCAGACCATATTTTGTCCGATTTTGATTTGGTTAAGTAAGGATTGCTAATAAACTTCTCTTTGAATTTATCAAACTCGGCTACATCACGTTTTTTACCAATAATTTTGCGCAATGAGTCTGCTTCTGACCAAGAAAATCCCGCCAACAGCACCGCCATTTGCATGAGTTGCTCTTGGAAGATAACTGTGCCATATGTTTCTTCTAAAATTGACTTCACAACCTCATGTGGATACTTCGGATCAGCATCACCCTTCTTACAGTCAATATATTTCTGCCCTTGCGACAACAAAGCGCCGGGTCTAACAAGGGCGTTTGACACCACAAGGTCGTTAAAGTTATCAATACCCATTCTTTCAATCAAATTACGATAGGCGGCGGCATCTGTTTGGAAAATACCCACCGTATTGATGTTATTAAAGTTCTCATACACCCTTTGGTCATCCAGAGCCAGGGATTGTGCTTCCACATCAAGCCCGTAGCGCTCTCTAATCATCGCTAGCGCGTCTTTAATGACAGATACGGTCTTTAGACCCAAAACATCTATTTTTATAAGCCCAACGGCTTCTGCGTCTTCCATCGCAAAGGCTGTAACCGCACTTCGCTCCCCGCCTTGAGAGTCTTTTCTTGACTCCACAGGGCATACTTCTGTTAATGGTACGGCAGATACCACCATTCCTGCAGCATGCACGCCTGCTGTACGCACACGCTCTTGCAATCTCTCTGCCAATACCGGAATATCTGGATATTTGCGAACAAATATCTTTCCTTTTTCCGTATTCTTTAATTCTTCGATTGTTTCAAAGAATGGGGTGATGGAGTTGATTTCAGCATACGGAACCTGTAGAATTCGGGCAACATCTTTGACCGCACTCTTTGGCTTAAACGTACCATAGATCGAAATTGCCGCAACCTTATCTTCACCCCAGCGCGTGGCAAGATAATTTTTGACTTCATCTCTGCGTTTATCTTCAAAGTCCAGGTCAATGTCGGGATAGTCGTTTCTTTCGGGGTTTATAAATCGGGAAAACAAAAGGTTGTATTTTATCGGGTCTACCTTGGTAATGTCGAGCAAGTACGCCAGCACGCTACCGCCAACAGAGCCTCGCCCTGTGCCTCTGCCAATGTTGTTGTTGTCTGCCCATTTAACAAGATCCCATACAATCAAGAAATAGTCGGCAAAGCCGAGCTGTTTAATAATCCCCAACTCCTCGTTAAGTCGTTGCACATATTCTTCACCCAAGCCCAGCTCTTTTAAGCGAAAGCTTGTAACTTCAGCCAAGTAATCGTCCGAATTTATTGTACGCATAAATTTTGGCAACAGATTCTTTCGCTTTTCCAACTTGGCAGTGCATTTCTGCGCTATCTCTATCGTATTTTCCAGAATATCGGTACGATCATACCCGGCATCTTTAAACCACGAAGCCACCTCGTCTACATTTGCCACATATGGATTAATCTTATCAAACCTAAGAAACCGGTTAGGATACATATTATTAATTTTTGCCACCATATCAATTCCAGCCACATGAATGCAATCAGCATGCTCTTTAGCATGCCTTTGTTCTGCTGCGTTAAGGCTGGGATATTGTGAAAGCATTAGTAGGATTTCTTCACATCCTTTATCATGCTTTGTTGGGAAATGACAATCTGCTGTTGCTACGACAGGTCTATTATATGTACCCGCCAAACTTATAAGACCGTCATTTAATTCTTTTGGATTCCAAGCCTGTATTTCGTAGTAGAAGTCATCTTTAAATATCTTTAAAAAGCGCTCCGATAACTCTTGAGCCCTATTTGTATCTCCCGCCAAAATTGATTTTGATATAGCACTCGCCATACAACCCGAAAGCGCAATAATATCATTGTCCACCAGTTCTTCAAGAAGATTAAAATCCATTCTAGGCTTGTAATAAAAATTGTCGCTCCAAGCTCTTTGATTCATCTTGAATAATTTTTGCAAACCTTCATTTGTTTTAGCAAGCAGTATTAAATGAAACCTTTCGCTTGTGTCTTTTGCATCGTGTTCAATTGATGGTACAAAGTAGGCTTCAATACCGAACAATGGTTTAACATTGTGTTTATTACAAGCATCTTGGAACTTTAACACACCGCCCATTGTGCCGTGGTCTGTAATTGCGGCGGCAATTTGTCCGTTAGTGCTAGTAATTTTTGCAATTTCATCCGGCGTTGACATCCCATCAAGCAGTGAATATTCAGAATGACAATGTAAGTGAACAAATTCAGTCACTTTTTCTCCTTAAAGCTTAGAAGGATCTGAACTTACCGTAATATCAAATAATGTATCAATGGTATTATATTCTCCCCAATACTTTTGGTTGTACCATTGTTTTCTAAGATAGCACTTAATACCGTTTTCCTGCAATTTACTTATTTCTGTAGGATTGTCTTCTACCACAAATATTGGATTAATATTTTTAATAATGTCAATTTTATTTCCAACTGTTGAGAAATGTGGCAACCTTGAGTTTATATTCCACTTTTCCAGCCAAGGCAACGCCTGCTCTTTTGATGCCACCTGTTGTCGTGCTGTAACAATTTCAATATCGTATCCAATGCTAAACCAATAGTTTATTTGATACCAAGCATCTTCATACGGCTTCATATTTGCCCAAAATAATGCATTGTTAAATATTTTTAACATGTCCGGGTCATTTACTTTAGATATTAGTGAGTCGCCATAATCCATTTCATCAACTGGCACACCAATACCGCAAAGCCAATTGTACATTGAAGTGTCAATATCGGCAATAACGCCATCTAAATCAAACACCATTGTAGGATTGCTTTTTGTTATTTTCATTTTTCCTCTTTCGTGGAGACAAAGGGACTTGAACCCTTAGCCTTCTGCTTGCAAAGCAGATGCTCTTGCCAGTTGAGCTATGCCCCCTGCCTTAATCACCAACTATCTTTTAATTCACCGGTAGTCAAGAACACTTGCTGCTTTTCATATGGCAGTCTCATGTAAACATTGTCTAACTGATGCATTGGTAGATCTGTTATAGCCTTAAGCTCGGGCGACACATCCAGAGGAATAAGCGAATAATTTGTATCCGCTGCCGTTGAGCCAGTACGTGAATACTTATAATATCTATCAGTAACCGTACTAAACTCTTTTGCATATTCAATAAGTGTCAAACCAACATGTCGTTGGTTAAATGTTGTATCCAAGACTCTTGGCTCCCAAACACCCGGCTCTGTTTCAACCGCAATATTGATAAGCAAGTGTGGCTTTGGTCTCCACGCTTTATCAACTACTGCCTGCTCACTTGCCCAACATCTATAATTAAATTCTTCCATAGATGCGGTGGATGCAATTCTCCATTTCCAATTGACTGGTGAGGTTACAACCGGAACAGTAATGCCTGTGCCAATAGTTTCAGAATAATTTTTAGAGTCTTCTGTTAATTCTTGTCTAAATCTAATTCTAAATGACTGCCCTGCTTGAACAGTAAAGAATCGTTTCGGACCGTTCTTTCCACCTGCCGGTGCTACTGCCTTTTCAAGGTCTTTTAGTGTTTTAACTGATGTAAATGCCATGTAATTTTCTCCTATATAATTTGATTTTTGTTGTTAATTGCTTGTTGTATTTCATTACTACTCATCTCACCAGGATCTTTTAATCCCAGCGGGATGCTTGCGAACGAGAGATTTTTCCCTCGACACATCTCTATGATAGCACGCCGCATGGCATGTCCAGCCTCGTCGTTGTCAGAAAATATGATAATTTCATCAAAAAATTTTCGTATCATTTTTATTTGTTTTTCAGACACAGCCGCCCCAAGTGTTGCGACGGTGTTTGGAAAACCAGCTTGGTGAACAAACATGCAATCAATACTACCCTCAACAATTATACACGATGGGTGTTTTTTTGCATTTGATATGTTGAACAAATTATCTGCTCTTTTGAAGCCTTTGTTATAGAGATACCTTGGCTCTTGATGTGATTCTATCGCTCTACCAATAAAGCCTGTTAACCTATAGTTGTGCGACCTTACCGGAATAACCACCCTGTTCTTTTGATCGGAGAAGCCAACCTCAAAATATTTTAAGGTATTAATTGACAACCCCCTTTCAATTAATGTTTTTACCTTTTGCACCTGACTATCATCATCATAATTAATTAAAACACTGTCAATCACAAGTTCATCAATATCTTCTTTTACATATTTGTAACTATTAAGTTGTTTTTCAACAGATAACTTGTCCAGTGCAAAGTCTTTACCATATGACTTTCCTGTAAAATGAAAATATAGTTGCCTAAAATTACCTTTCTTACCGCATGATGGATTAAAGCACTGCCATAAACCTGTTTTAACATTAATGTACATAGCGGCTGTATGTACATTTTTGTGAAAAGGGCAAAATACATTTAACTCCTCACCAGCTGCAGACTGCACCGGCACAGAGTATTTTGCAAAGAGATTATAAATCTCTTCTTCTAATTGTTTAGACGAAAATTTTGAATTTATAGACATTACGTTTTGCATCATAGTCTGTAATTAAACTTGTTTTTCCAAACTCACCCTTTTTCTTTTTTGCTTCCTCTTCCATCCAGGGTCTTAATCTAGACAGCGTTTCAATATCTAGAACTTCGCCTGAGACAATAACTTTGTTAATTTTCTTACGCATTAAATATCCCACTCCTCTGTCCATTTTCCTGTTTCTAAGTTCCACCTAAGATAGAAGCCGAAATGTGAAGCTCGCCTTACTTTCCTAGATACCACTTGAAATAAGTCTGACGACATTTCTCTATGTATCGCCAATACTAAGTCGGCATCATATGCCAACTGTTTACTCCAAGCGACTTCTTCCAACTCCGGTGGTCTTTCCGAATGACCATCAGCCATTGTTACCGCAGCAACATCTACGATTGGAACATTATTTTTTACCGCCATTCGTTTAAAAGCTTTAGATAAGTTTTTTGCCTTTTCAGTCTCTGTTCTAGAACCTGATGCATCATCAAATAAGCCATGATAATCTAAAATAACAATGTCCGGATGATATTGATCTATCTTTGCTTGCACCATATTTTGGTCTGCAGTTTCAAGACCTTCTGACGTAACAAGATGAATTGCATGTTTGCCAGTAAATGTTGCTTCAGCCCATTTTTCGTATGTCTCAATAATCGCTGGATTGGCTTTTACCAAATCGCTATTGGTAAAATGCCCTTCGCCATTATTTAAAAGAGTATCTAACCTTTGCCCCTCTTGTTGTTTATTCATTTCAAGAGAAATAATTAAAGGTCTATATCCAGCTTTCCATGCGTTCACTGCAAACAGTCTTGCAATAAATGATTTACCAACGCCTGTCCAGCCTAAAAGAACAACAAAGTCTCCAGGTTGCCAGCCACCAAACACTTTGTCAATAACATTGATGCCTGATGGTATTCCTTGAATTTCTTTTTTATTCTTAGATCTTTCCTTTAAATCCTCTGACCTTTCTTTCCACTCACCAACCAAGTCAGTATCTTTTAAATTACTTGAAAACTTGTAGAGCTTAGATGTCTCCTCCATTAAATAAGACAACGCTTGCCTTGCGCCGGTTTCACTAATAAGGCTGTGGGCTTTAGAGACGATGCTTCTTGTTTGATATGCTAAAGATTCTTTTTTTGCCTCATCAATATAATATTCAATTGGCTCAGGTGTTGATATAAACTCAAAATCTGGATGATGTTGCTTAATTGTTTCTTTAGATGGTACACGCTTGTGATTTTCATAATGATTGACAATAAAATTCCAGATATCACGGTGCTCTAAGAAAACATTTTCAACTCCACCATTTACGGAAGAAATATAATCTTTGGACTCAATAATTGCATTAAGCAATCTAACTTCGTAATTCATTTACGATTCCAGTCTTTTTTTAGTTTCCTGTACAATGTCCTTAAACTTATCCTGTGATTTCTTCTCAAATTCTACCCTTTCAACGAATGTTCTAGATTCTATCGCAAAATCAAATACTAAAAATGGACCCGGACGATTTTTTATAAAATATTCAACGGCTGCCTCAAGATTATCTTTTTTATAAAAAGATGCCAATGCATCAGCAACTTGCTCTTGCCTTGGAGAATCAGGTATAAAAAGCTTATGATACCTTTTGCAACAATTTTTGAAGTACTCTATCAGTTCGCTTCCAGTTAGTATCATCGCCTTTACTCACCTCTTTCCAAGTCTCTTGCATTACATCAAACTCTGACAAACCACCATTTACGCCGTAAAAAGAATCCGTTTGCCACATATTGAGAATACATTCTTTTCTTACAGTGCATGACTTGCAAACATTTTTTGCATACTGCACTTCTTCATATTTGTAAGAAAACCAATGTTTACTATTTTTATCTATAAGGCAAAGCGCACGCTTTCTCCAAGAACTCATGATTTTTCTGTATCCAGCTCCTGCAGTTTAGCTTCAATTTGAGAGTCAACTGCTTCCCATAATTTCTTCCAACCATCTTCGTCTTCAATTCCTTTGCAAACAACTCTTGCACCGGCATCTAATCTGAGTGACTCGTAGTTACCAAGATTTTTGGTAATACCAACAGATGCCCAAATCTCAACCTGATCTTGTTGTAGTTGTTTATTTACTTGTGCCATAACTATCTCCTTTTTAATTTTATTTTTTGTGACATTCTTATAACCTTAGCCTGAACTGGTTTATTGCTAGACGGTCTCCCAGGTGTTCTGCCATTGAAAAAAGCAACCATGTCGTAGACATCTTGCTTTTCATAATATCGCCAATTTTTATACCCATCGCAAGTTTCGCTAAACTTTTTCCCGCTTGGTATTAGATTACGTTTTTCATATTTTCTAATCGTATCTGGTCTTTTCTCAACTATCTTTGCAACCTCCCCTATTGTATATATTCTATGCAAAATAAGTTCTGCATTTTGAAATGGAAATACATTTTCTTGCTTTGTCAATAAATCAACCGCATAAACTTGATTCATATTCTTAACAATTTTTTTTATTTTAACAATTGTATTGGAATATTTGTAAAATTTATTTTTGATAATTTTGTCATGTAATGACATATCTTTCCTTAACTGGCTTAAATCCAAACTCTTTAAGAATTACGTTTAACTCTCCTATTTCTATATCAGCACCCCTAGCGCACCCAATACATGTTAAATCAATATAATTTTTCTTTAATGCAAAGTATTGAACACCCAGTAGCATTTTATTATGACACCTTACACATCTTAACTCTTTATTGCGATAATAACTTTTTAACTCTGGTATATCGATTCTTTCATTTTTAGATTTATCATTCATCATCTAACCAGCAATTATATTCTGCTGTTACCATTCCTTTCTCGGGATGTATAAATATTAATGATTGTGATGGTCTGCCTGCAGCAGCTAAAGTTTCAGCAGCATAGGTATTTACAGATTCTGGACTGCCTGAGATTCTTAATTGAACAGTATTAAAAGTCATCTTTGTTGGGGCGTGAAAATGACCAATATAAATATCATCAAAGTCTTCTTCTATTGCACCAACTTTCCAACCATACGCTTTCTTTTGAAAGGTATAAAGAGAAGATAAACTTCCAAATTGATCGCCATGACAGAGCAGTGCTCTATATTTACCAACTTTATCAATTGCATACCAATGTCGTTCACCACGTCCATCTGGAATAATAAATTTAACTCGAGGTTCTTTCTCAAACATTAACTGAGTAATACGGTATAGCATTCTATCTCCGTTTGTTTCCGGGTCGTGGTCTCTGCTCGCCCTGCCACCGATTCTGCCGTGATTACCAATAACTCCAATAAATGTAACCTTTTCAAAATTTTCAAGCATAATATTGATAAAGTTTTTTATTATTCTTGGACCATCTACAGTAATTTGTCTATACAAACCACCATCTACTAAGAATGATTGACCAGGAAATATAAGCTCACCTTCTATTAAATCACCAAGAGCCCATATTCTTATCTCTTTTACTGGATGATCTTTTCTTTGTATATTTGTAAGATTAATAACTTTTTCTGCATACTTATAAATTCTTTGTTCACATATAGAAGAATTATAATCCGGCGTTATCTTTGATAACTGCCAGTCGGATAAAATAGCAGCAGCAACTTCTTCATTGCCGCGTCTTTTATCAATTTTTGGCTTTGGTGCTGGCTTATATTTTGCTGAAACAATTTCGTCCCTTACAGCTTCATATACTGCCGAAGCAAGATCATCACTCTTTGTCTTTAATTTATTATACTCTTGCAACAATCTAGTATATGCAACTTTTATTTCCGCTTCTGACTCAGGCTTCTTGCCTGAAACTGGATCTGTTGGCACTTCAAATAACCCCTTTTCTCTACGAAATTTACAAAGACCATTAACATCGACCGACCTGCGACATTCTTTATCCGCATATTTTTGATTTGCTGTTTTGGGTTCGAATTCTTGGTCGCAACCATCTGTGTCGCAAATTTTCATAAGGTCAATTATACACCATCGCTGTGAAATTTTGGGTTGCCCGAAACATTCTTTAAATTTATTTTAGACTTTTCTCTTAATTCATCATTTTTCCGGCGCATCGTTTCTCTCATTTTAGCACGGTGCTTTTCAGATGGCTTTCTGCCTTCTCTGTGTATCGCACTGTGTTCAGGAACTGTACATAAAAATAAATTTTCTACACGATTGTCTGTTTTTATTTCATTTATATGATGAACGGTTTCCCAAGGTTCAAGGTATCTATTTAGATATGCTTCAAAAACAAGCCGATGCTCATACACATATCCTTTAATATTATACTGATGTTCTGGATTTAAAATCCTAACATAGCCTTTATCATCTATATATTTACCACCACCATAATTTGGATTATTTTCTCCATGAATTGTTTTAGCTGTCCATTCAATATCTTTTCTTTTAGAAGCTAAAGTTTCTTTCATTAAACAGCAGCGCCAGCATCTTCTATCATTAATTGTAATCTTTCAGTTTGACTAGAAACAACGGCAATTTGTGGAGCGTTTGATAAGTTAGATGTACCGCCAGTTCTTTCGACAGAAACTGAAAATGATTCCGCAGTTAACCCACCACCGCTTGGTAGCAAAACAGAATACGTTCCGGCTCCAACATAAGCAATGTCACCAGATTTTATAGTTGTAACTATTGTATTTGCATTTGCAGATACATTGTAAAGTTCATAAGCAAAAGGTGTAAAATTCCACACAGCTCTTGGGGTTGTAGCCCCGTAGCCAGCCGATAAGGCATTCCATATCTTTAATGATAATTTTGCATCCTCCGCGCCTTTTCCGGTAATTTGAAAACCAGGAAACACACATGTTATTTTATACAAACGATTTTGATCGACGGTTACTCTTTGATCAGAACCACCATTTGGATTTGTCAAGGCTAATATTTGAGTATTACTTGTTACATTTGCAACTAAGGTTCCACTTGTATGCTCTATGTATTCCAAAACACCCTGTGGTTTTGAATCATTAGCATCCCTAATTTGTTCTATATTTAAAGACATCTGAGCGAGACGGTCAGATGAGAGAGGTGTTCCATCGGTCCATGAAACAAAAACGTAATTTTCGTATGCCATTTAACTATTATACCCCAATTGTTCCTCAAGCGCTGTTAATCTGGCATTTAAATCTACAATAGCTGCCAGTAGATGAGGGATCATTTTTGCATAAACAACTTGATAATACCCTCCTGGGGTTTGAGGGGCTTCTACAAATTCTGGGAAATTAACCTCTAATTCATCCGCCATAACACCAACACTATGTTTGCCCTGAAGCCAAGAGCTGGAAATGTCTTTTTTATAATCGAATTCATAGATTTTTGTATTATAAATTTTTTGCAATACATCAGGAGTAATTGATTGAATATTTTCTTTTAATCTTCTATCTGAATCATAGCCATCTGGGTAAAAGAACGGCAGAACATTTACGTCATTGTTAACTGCACATGTCAGCCTGCCGGCAGCGTTGCTCCAACCAAACGCTATTCCATATCTTTCACCAGCAAGATTAGATGCGTTATAATAAACACCAGTTCCTCCAGCGGTAATCATACCATCTGAGCCTATGGTTCCAAACGAAACAATATCTGCACTAGCATAAATAGTGTCATTAGCAACAATAACGTCTCCCTCAATAACTCCGCTTGTTTCTATTTTAGAATATGTAGCATAAGAATAATTTGCACCATTTTGTAATATCCAATTGTCATACAAATATTCTGCACCTACAAAAACTCCAGCTGGCGGATTACTGCCTGGTCCATCTATTCGAACCCCTGCTCTAACTTCGTTATTATTTTGCCAATTACTGTGCAGTGGGGCAAGTCCAGATCCGTATGGAAATAATTTACCCATATCCATCGTCCCAAGAAAATTTCCACCGGTATGCATGCTGTCTGGGGAATTAGCGTACCCAATATCAAATCCAGCAATCTTCCCACCTGTAGCTTGCAAATTACCAGTTGTGACATCTCCTGTAACAGACAAATCTGACCCATTAAATGACATAAATTCAGAATTGCTGCCGACTCTAAAGATTCCATTGGAATACCAATAATTATTATTATTAATAAATAAAGCACCGGCTGTGAGTGTTCCTCGAATACTGGTTGCATCAAATGTAGCATCTCCAGCATATGTTATAGCCCAGCCCGCTGTACCATCTGATGTTATAATGCCATTTGCTGCAATTGTTCCATCAAAGTTACTACTTCGTATAACATTGTTAATTAAAACAATATTTGCAGATAGTTCAGTGGCAGTAACGGCTCCAGCTGAAATATGAACAGATTGAATTGAATTTGGCAACAGTCTGATTCCGGCAGGACCAAGAACGTCTGAGCTAACAATATTTGCAATAACAGCCTTAAATGATTGAAAATTGGCTTCCTGCCTATTCCTTCTTGCGCTACTAATTGTGCCTGTAAATCCTATATTAAAATCATATATAGAATATTTATCAGTTTTAATTAAAGAAGATGCATCACCATCATGATTGTGACCACCTTGAAAAAATATTATAGAGTTTTCAGATGTCATTACACAACCTTCCTTATAACTAATTTTTGATTTAGTGATTTATTATAATCAAGATCACTGCTAATCACCCAATAGTCACCATTTATTATATCAAAAGCATTAAAGCTAGATATTCTTATTCTATCCCCCAATTGAAGTTTTGCAACTGGTAGTATTGAAATATTAATAATTGGTACGGGCTCACCCATTTTTGAAATTATAAAACTAGCTAATTTTTTAGCATGTTCTAGATTTGTTATATATTCATTTTCTATAACTAGCTCTTTCAAACCATATTTTCTAATGTTGTCATCAAGCACTTGTTTTTGTTCTTTAACATCTCCATTTGCATCAGTTATTACAACAGGTATACCAGCTATACGAGATTGATGAGTTTCACCCGTTTCTGCATTTGTTCCTTCTAAATAAACAATATCACCAGAAAAAGTGTTATTTGATGCAGCAATAATCATCGTTGCACCATAAGGTGTTGGATTAAATCTAATCAATTCTAACTTTGGAGGTTTAACATCTGTTATATTTGTTATTAGCGGAAGCTGGACCATAAAGGCGGGAGACTTGTCGAATTTTAATTGATCGTATACCTTAACTTCTCGAACGAGAGCGTTTTGATTGTGACTGGCGGCAGCCGTATCATATTGAGCTCTATCAAGTATTAGAAGTGAATTTGAAGTAGCGTTTGAATATTTAATTATTTCATCATCAATTTTAACATAACCATTTTTTGGAAAGTACGGCTCATTTGTTGATTTTACACTCATACTTACGTCAGCGCTTGTCATTGCGCTAGTTAAATTTGTAACCGCTACGGATGTAGTTTCTGGTTGCCAGAGACCTTGTTTAGAAGATTCTGGTTTTGAAACACCAGCTACTTTAATTACAACCTTATTTGTTTGCAATTGAATATTAAAATCTGCTTCAATAATATTAGTTGAATCTGAAAATGTATATTGAACATTTGCATGTTGATCAATAGATGGTTCAAAAAATCTAAAATAGTGATCATATTTTGCATTATTTAACTCATCAAAATATAATCTACCTAAATCAGCTATTGTTATATCATTTATAATAGATTCTATTGTAGTATCATTTCCATATATAAATGGTAAAATTTGTATTGGTTGCATTTGTGTTTGTATATAGTTTTCTTTTACTTGTTGCGCATCAAATAAATCATTAAAAATTGCAAATTCATCTATGTAAAAAGATCTAGTAGTTACCGGGGCAACCTCTCCAGTGCCAGCATTAAAACTTGAACCACGACCACCGATTGTTACATCTTTATCTGTAAAAGCCAAAAGACTTCCTGATGTTGTAACAGTATTTTTCAAATCTCCGTTTACATAATATTTTAAAGAATTATTACTAAAAGTAATACTAATTAAACTAGAATTAGTATTTGACAAAGCTGAATTAGAAGAAATAGTTTGTATTCCGTTAGAAGTTATAAATTTAAAACCATTTGATGAAGAATTAGAATAGAATTCAAATCCATTAGAAGGAGATGAATTGTTAAAACAACTTAAATATTCACCATCATTTAAGAAAGATCCATTATGAAATTTACCATATAATTCTATAGAAAATTTACCTGTATAATTATCTCCAGCAGAATTAAAAACATCAAAAGACTGGTGATATGGGATTCTAATATAGCTATTAGAATTTAACAAAACGCTTCTGTTGTCAGAATCGGAAACTACCCCAGAAAGTTCAGAAATTTTTGGTTCAGATAAATACAGTCCATTATTTCTGGTTCTAGATCTCTCAACAATATTTACGTTTGGAATACTATTTACCATTGGAAGCGTAGGTGTCCACGAATTAGACGAAAAAGTAAGATATGAGTTACTATTTTTAGAACCTACATAATCGACCGCAGCAATTGTAAAGCATTCGTTACTGTATACCCAGTCAATATTTGCATTAAATTCTTTTTGTAGAAAAATTTGAAATGGTTCATTTGCAGGATTTTGTTCTGTAAAAAATTCAATTCTAATATCATAAACTTTACCAGCAGCTAGGTTGTATAAAGCAGAAGATACATATTCGGCACTATTAGTTCCTGTATCCAGGTTGTACCATCTATCAATAATTTTTACATTATTTAAATACAGCCTTGCACCACCATTATTTAAACCTAAAATTAATCTTTGATTACCGGTATTTTTTGGAATATAGTAGCCATCAAATACACCATTAAAATAACTTGTTACTGTCTCATTTGTTTTTGAAACAAATTGACCGGATATAAAATTTAAAGCTTTGCTAGCCCCAGCTTGAGTGGATATTTCTTTTGATGTTGTATGTAGAGATGGAGAAACAAATGTTCTTATCTCTAAAGCTCTTTCATATGATGATAAATATTTGTCATTAGCATCTAGAACAATATCCCTTACCGAGTTAAGATCGGTATTTGGAACTTTAAACAATCTTGCTCTCAAAGAAGTAGCTACAGTTCTTTGATTATTAGCTCTATCAACACTATTTTCATCAAAACCAAAATGCAATACTGCACTATTTTTACAATAAAATTCTTTTGGTTTTTTTAAATATTTTATATCTTTTTTAGGAAAATTTGTCATCATTAACAATTGTTCAATAGCTTTGCCAACAGTACTTTCTTGAATTAAATAACCTTTTGTAATCATTTTATCTTTAGAAAATTTTCCTCTATCTGTTAGATTAGCTTTTATAGACATACTGCTTGATGACCCCTGCCACTCATCAACATAAAAAACACCAACTGGAACATATTCAAATATGTCAAATACTATTGACGAATTAACTGTGTGATTTCTTGCTTTTGTATCCCCCACCCCTCTCTCTATAACATTAAAAGAATTTCCATTTCCTTTTCTTGCAATGATTCTTTCTTGATTTGTGGTTCCGGGATTTATTGTTAAGAGATAATCATCACCAGCCCCACCGGTTGGGAAATCGTTTACATTAAAAACGCTAATTGTATTAGCAACAGTTGAAACATTTGATGCAATGGTTGTGGTAATTTGATCACTAGAGTGTGATTGCCTCTCCCACCCTAAATATATATGACAACGTAAATCTTTTTTCATGTACTTTCCAAATGTTGAGGAAGAGTTGAAAATATTAAAATCTTTAAGTGAGTTGTCTAAACTTATAGAAGCAGAATTACTGCCACCGCCTGCAATCGGCAAACTACTTTCATGAACATCTCTAGTTTTAGAACTATTAAAGTCCATAATATAATCTGTTAAATCATATCTATAAATTGGACATACCTCATTAACCCTTGCATGATCTAATGGATTTTTAGTTGTATAAATTGTTAATAATATTTTGTTAATATTATCATTACTAATAGATTCTAAATAATGATTAAAGTAATAAGAATTAGCTGGTATTTCTCCATCTTCATTATAAACAAGTGTATTGGTATTATGATATGCTTTAATATTATAAGCACATATTTGACCATTATACTCAGAAGTAATTATTTTAATTAAATTTACTTTTCTTTCTGCAAACAAATATGTTAATATTACTGGGGATGCAAATTCATAACCTGTAAATGTAGCATGAAGATTTGATGTAGTTTTAGTAGATGATTCATAACCAAATTCATAATTTTCTTCTTTTGTGGTCGGCAGACAGTGCCACTGACCATTTGCCGTAATTGTTTTACCATATTTATCTTTTGCATCACAAACACCCCACGTAAAAGATTGCCTTTCAATTCCATTTATAGATTCATTTGGCGTAAAATAAAAATCTTTTTGCCTAGCTTTGTTAAAAACTATTTCGTTAGCAGAAATCGCTCTTTGGTCTGCGAGAAGTCCGTTGGTATTATTAATTATATCTTGATTGGACTTTGATGTGTAGGTAGAATTAGACGATGCTATTTCCGTATTTCCAACTTTATCAACATGCCTGCTGTCCAGCCAGTCTATAATAATTAATGGTTTAACTCTTTGTGAAATTGCAGATATAGCAGTATTATAAGAAGATGAAAGATCAATATTATATTTGCCTTTTGTAAGCATTTAGACCTCTTCCAAACTCATAGAGCAGTCAAAGAAATAAATATCATCAACCAAATCCCGTCGAATTAGAGTTTCACTGTAATCTTTCACCAATACATTATAACTTGTTTCTGTGTACGGCACATTACTATTTTCGTCCATATTTACTATTTTTAATACATGATGCTGAGGTTTACCAGCTATTTCTTTTAGATAGTCCCTGCCTCGTTTCCCATCAACTGTATGAGAATGAGAATTTGGCACATATGACCATGACAAATTAAAGGTTCTTCTTGCAGGTCTAGCGGACGATTTATAATATCTAGATTTTCTATTATTCCAGTTAATATTTTCTACAAAAATAGGATCAACAGAAACCCCTAGTTTTCTATTATGATTTGTTATTGGCTTGTCATCGATTAACAAAACTGTTCTTATATCAGATAAATCGCTTGCAGATATTACATTTCCAACAATAAATTTAATCGCTTTGGTAGTAACATTGCCCATATTATTGATAATAATTTTTATTGTTGTCAATACAATTTTACCAACAATTGTTAGATTAACAGAACCACTTAATGCAGAAGATATAGATTTAACACTTACTGCCGCCG